TTGACTCCTACCTTGAGTCAATGATGAGCGAAGAAATGCCCACCGAAACACCAACAAATACAGCCCCAATGCAGGAGTCAAACTCATGAAATTAACTTTGTCCGCAGGTTTCGCAGTCGATGTTGAAGCCGCAGCTGGTGACGCACCGACGCGCACCATCTCTGGTATCGCAGCCCCATATAACATTTCTGCTACCGTCAGCGACGGATCATCGGTCCAGTTTGCACCAGGTTCACTTCCCGTTGATGGTAAAGCACCAAAACTGTTCATGTACCACGACTCATCGCAACCCGTCGGCCTTGTAACTTCACGCACCGAAACCCCTGAAGGCATGATGTTTAGCGCCAAGATCGCTGACACCGTCGCAGGAAACGAAGCATTACAACTTGCCAAGGAAGGCGTCCTAGACAATGTTTCGGTCGGCGTGGATGTTCTCACTTCAACCCGTGCCGAGGACGGGACCATCATCATCACGTCAGCCGTGTGGCGCGAGTTGAGCCTTGTCCCCATACCCGCCTTTAGCGGTGCTACTATCACAGATGTGGCCGCTTCAGCAGACACAACCCCCGACGAAATCTCAGTAACAGAACCACAAGTCGAGGAGACACCCATGTCGGAACATATCGAAGCCGCAGCACCTGAAGCCGCGCCAACCGCACCCACCATTTTCGCATCGGCTAAGCGCCCCGCACGCTTGCCAAGTGCAGGTGAATGGATGGCCGCATACCACCAGGGCGGAGAAACTTTTGCAAAGGTCAACCAGTCTGTCACCGATTGGAAAACTGAAAACCAATCGGTTTATGAAGCTGCCGCTGGCGATGTTGCCACAACTAACACGCCTGGTTTGCTCCCAGTCCCCGTGTTGGGCCCGTTGGTACAAAACATCAATTTCGTTCGCCCTGTTGTTAATCGTCTTGGCGCACGCGCTTATCCTGACGGTGGCGCACAAAAGACTTTCATTCGTCCGACCATCACGACCCACACTTCGGCAGCTGCACAGGCCGCAGAGTTTGATGCAGTATCCGCTACCACAATGGTGATCGCCTCGAATACCATCAGCAAGACCACCGTTGCCGGTCAAGTTTCGTTGTCAATGCAAGACATTGATTTCACTTCACCTGCAGCGATGCAGTTGATCATGGCAGACCTCATGGGCGAATTGATGTACAAGACCGACGACATCGCAGCCGACGCACTTCTCGCCGCTGCAACTTCATCGGGCGTATGGGACCTCACCGCAGTTGACTTAATGAAATCGCTTTACGACGCCGCAGTTGATGTTTCAAACGGCACCAACTTTTTCCCCGACACCTTGTTTGTCAGCCCAGACGTTTGGGGTCAACTTGGTCAGGTCGTTGACTCAAGCAACCGTCCATTGTTCCCGTATGTTGGCGCACCTGGACTTGCCGGTCAGAACGCTCTCGGTGGCGGAAACGCAACCACATGGGTTGGCTCGAATCCGCTCGGACTTGAGATCGTCGTTGACAGCAACTTCGCTGCCAAGACAATGGTCATCACCAACGCTTCAAAGGCTTTCGAATACTACGAATCAGTTCGTGGGATCATGAGCGTTGAACAGCCGTCAACCCTCAGCCGCTTGTTCTCGGTCCATGCTTACGTCAGCACCTTTGCTGCCGTGTCAAGCATGATTCGCAAGATCACCCAGGCCTGATCGGAGGTCGCTATGACAGCGACTTACACAATCCAAACAGCGGTCATCGTTCCTGGCTATGTCACCGTCACAACGTTGACACCAAACGAAATTGTCGTCGGTGCATCCATAACCGTCGCAGGTGCTGGGGCCGCATACAACGGAGTCAAATCTGTTTATGCGATGCCTCAGTATTTGCCAGTCAATGTTGACACTGAAGGTCTTATCGAGTACGACACTTCGTATCCGCTTGAGAACGCGATCATGTGGGCGGATTCACAGACGCCTGTTGAACTGCACGCACAGACCGGCACAATTACTTTTGAGCAACTTTGTACATGGGTGACAGGGCCACAAATCGCCACTTATCTCGGCATCACGACCGCTGGTGACGAGACTGCGTTCTTAGTGCAGTGTGCAGCTGCGACAAATGCGTTTTGTTTCCGTCGTCGTCAAGAGTCTGGTTACATTGACTCGCTGACAACTTCACCGTCAGGCGACGTCACTTTAGGAACGCTCATGTACGGGTCAGCCTTATATCGTCAGCGCGGTTCGGTTGACCAGTTCGCGTCGTTCACTGACATGGCGTCAGCACCCGTTGTAGGGCTTTCAGGCATCGTCAAACAGTTGTTAGGCATCAACAGACCACAGGTCGCCTAAAATGGCTTACACCGACTTTCTGAATGAGGCCCTAGATGATCTCGTGGATACTCTCAAAACTATTTCGGGGCTTAGGGTTGTTAATGATCCTCGCAATATCGCTCCACCTTGCGCTTTTGTGGATGCTCCATCCATCGAGTCGTTCAACTACAACATCGTCAAAATGACTTTCCCAGTGACCCTAATTTCTAACGGCCCAGGCAACTTAGACGCACTGCGTCAGCTGCTGAACCTGACGTCATCTCTGGTACTTAAAAACATTGCGGTCATGTCAGCCTCACCCAAAGTTGTCACGGTCGGCGGAGCGGACTATGCCGGGTACGAACTCATCATCCCGATACAAGCACAGAACGGATAAACCAATGGATCGTTACATCATTACCTCAATTCGAGTCGGCGAGATCGGCACCGCGTTTGTCGCGTCACCGTCCGATGACATTGAATGGTTGCTCGCTGGCGGGTTCATTCAGCGTTCCGACACTCATCCGTCTAAGGGTGCTAAATTAGCGATGAAGCCCGACGCGACCAAAAACACAAAGGATTGATCCGTCATGGCAACTTCAACAGTTCTCTCTAACCCAGTATTCAAAATTGGCGCGGTTGATTTATCCGATCAGTGCACTAGCGCAACTTTGTCGCAAAAGATTCAGAACTTACAAGCAAATGCTTTTGGTTCTACCGCTATCGCGTATGTCGGCGGTTTGCAGGACAACACTTTGAGCGTTGATCTGTATTGGAGCACTGCGGCCAGCGAAACCTACGCAACTTTGAAGTCGCTTGTTGGCACTGTCATTGCTTCGATCACCATTCAAGGATCATCGGCTGCAACATCGGCAACTAACCCGCTCGGCACTCTTGCTGGCGCCTATCTTGCCGAAATCCCAGTGGTGTATTCGCTTGGAGAACTCGTCAAGTGCACTGTGCAGTTCATGGGCGGAACTTTCGCCTGGACAGAATCCTGATCTAAAACCTCAACAGAAATGAGCCCGACATGAAGTTAACGATCCGATTTGATATCGGTTACGGACCCGCCACGATCACGACAACGCTTGCAACACTTGTCGCTTGGGAACGCAAATTCAAAATGAAAACTAGTGACCTTGCCGATAATTTTGGTATGGAGGACATGGCGTTCATGGCGTGGCACTCAGCCAAAGTCCAGACCGAACACGGCCAGTCCATTCCGGTGGAGTTTGACTCGTTTGTCAACAAACTGATTGACATTGAGATCGTGAACAGTGATCAGGGAAAAGTTATCCCGACGGAAGTTTCCGACATTCACTAGCGCAGCTGCTGGTCCTCACGGGCTACTTCCCTCATGATGTAGTATTTGATGTTGACGACCTCCTGACAGTCGCTGAGATCATGAAGGAGAGATGACCGATGACAATGCAAGTTCAGGGACTCGAGTCAACTCTTAAGACGTTGCAAAAGATTCAGCCTGAGGTTAAGAAGCAGTTCTTTAAGGACGCTAAGCAGATCGTGAAGCCTGCGGTTGAGGAAGCCAAAGGTGCGTACCGTTCGGACTATTTGTCGGGAATGACCAGAGCCTGGTCGCCTGGTGGCCGACCGATTTTTCCGTGGAATCAAAGCGCGGCTCAAAAAGGTGTCACGGTGCAAACGTCGCTTTCTAAGAAACAGGACGCCGTTTTGATTTTTACGCAGAAGGACGCTGGAGCCTCTATTTTTGATATGGCGGGCAAAAGGACTGAGAACCGTCTTGGAGACGCTCTAAACCGATTCCAGACCCCTTCCCGTGTCATGTGGCGTTCCTATGAACAGCACGCTGGCGACATTGAAGGCGAAATGAAAAAGTCGGTTGATGACGTCATGACTCGAATCAACGCGCTGGAGAAGTTGGTGATCTTGTAATGGCTATTCGCATCCCGATCATTACCGATCTAGAGGATCAAGGAATTAAAAACGCCAAGATCGCGTTTGGTAATTTTAAGACTGCTGTTCGTGATGCTGAAGGTGGCCTTGGGAAATTCAAGGCTGGTTCTAAATCCATTATGGATTCGGTATCCGCTAACGCTGGAACATTTGCTCTTGCGGGTGCAGCTGCTTTTGGAAAATTTGCAGCTGACGGAATCAAAGCGTTCCAAGATTTAGCGTTAGAAGCGGGCAAGTTCTCCGACGCCACAGGCTTACAAGTTGACGATGCTTCGCGTTGGATGGAAGTAGCAGGGGACATCGGTATCGGTGCGGATTCCTTGCAAACATCTATCGGAAAAATGAACCAACAAATCGGACAAAATCCTGATTTGTTCCGAAATC